CCATTACCTCAATGGCATATCCGGTGTTGAGGTAATGGTGCACTGTCGTAAAGCAGACCTGCCGGAAACGCCGGTGGAAGGTCAGGTATTCTCGCTAGATGGCACGCCGTTCTTTGTCAATAGCGTTGCTGACGACATGGGAATGCTGTCGATTGAACTGCATGCGCACGAGAGGTGATGGCTGTGTTTGAAGTTGAACTGAATGAGATTAGCGCCAGGGCGATAGAAAGAGCCATTGGCAGTATCTCAGGGCAAAAGATTATACCGGCTATCATGTCGGCCCAGCGCAGGGCAGCCACAGCAGGCAGAACGCTTGCAGCTAAGCGCATAAGGGAGATATACACCATCAAAGCCGGGGATATAAAGAACCGCGCTAACATCAAAGCGGATATAGGCGGTACGGAGACACGCATTGAAATCAAAGGCCCATTTGAGCCGGTGAAGAAATACCGGGCCCGCAAGAATGCCCACGGGATTTTCGTGGCAATCAAGCGCGGCAAAGGCCAAACAGTACCCAGGTCATTTCAAAGACCGGACAATGGCAGATTGGTGGCGCGTGTTGGCCCGGAGCGTGGCCCGCTTAAGGGCTTATATGGCCCATCGGTACCACAGCTTTTCCAAAATGTCGAGGTTATGGGAGAGGTACAGGCAAGGATGATGGAGATGTATGAGAACAGGCTGATGCATGAACTTGAAAGGAGGCTGGGGCAATGACACCACTTGAGTGTGTGGAAGGCCTAAAGAATTTCCTCGATGAAGTGTTTGCTGATTATGACGAGCATGATGAGGAAGAACATACCCCTGTCAATGTATATGCAGGCTTTCTTCCGTATGCCAATACCCGTGAGACAAAGAAAAAACTTTGCCCTGCCGTTGTTATCCGTCCGGCAGAAGTGGTGGACGGGGAAGAGGAAACCTTGCTGACCGTGCTCATTATCGTGACAACCTTTGACGAGGACATGATAGATGGAGCACAGAGCATGTTCCACATGTTGGAATTCTTACGGCTGAAATTGCTGGAAGAAAATCCAATCAAAAATAAGTGGCAGATTAAGCGCGGGAGCATGGACACATACATACCCGGTGAGCAACCATATCCCCAGTGGTGGGGGCAGATGGAATTCACGGTAAATCTCCCACAGCCAGAAAATCATCAAGTATTGAATGGGTGGGAAAGATGAAGATGAGAAAAAAGAAAAGCGTTAAAGCTAAACCACAGTCCGTAATCTATGTCGGCCCTCAATTTAAGGACGGCGAGATGCGGACTTTCAAATTTTACAGGGAAATTCCGGCACAGTTTGCTGAAGACCCTGTTTATAAGCATTTGTTTGTGCCGCCTGACAAGCTGGTAGAAGCGAGAGAGCAGATTGCCCGCAAGGGGACTGCACTCAACATCTTTTACCAGCAGGCCGTAGCGGCTCACCAGAAAGAGAAAGGTGGAATGTAAAAATGGCATATTTTCATGGCGTAAAGGCTGGCGAAGTGGCAACTTCTATCGTATCGCCGGCACAGACTACGGCAGGCTTTCCGGTTGTATTCGGCACTGCGCCGATTCATCTGACGGATGACCCTGCTGCTTATGTCAACAAGCCGACTATTCTGTATTCCTATGAGGAGGGCAAGAAGAAATTTGGCTATAGCAGTGACTGGGACAAATTCACGTTGTCCGAAGTGCTCTATGCTGAGTTTAATCTGTACGCAGTAGCGCCGATTTGCTTTGTCAACGTACTTGATCCGGCTAAGCATAAAACGGCAGTAACTAATGCTGAGCAGGCATTGTCGGCAGATAAGACTGTGACCATCAAAGAGCCTGTCTTGCTTGGGACTTTGGCTGTGCGTACTTCGACTGAGGCTGACCCTAAAGTGCTCAACGAGGACTACACAGCAGCTTACAACGATGATGGCGAACTGGTCATTACTATGATTAATGTGGCAGCGGATGTAACGAGCATCTTTGTCAGCTACGATAAGCTGGACCCTAGTCTGGTAGACAATGACGATAAGCTTGAAGCGTTCAATCTGATTGATAGCATCTATCCCCGCTTGTCTATCGTACCGGGTGTGCTCGCTGCACCGGGCTGGACGGAGAACCCGACGATTGCTGCATCGCTGAAAGCGCATGCACTCAACATTATGAGCTTGTTCCGTTGCATCTGTTTGACCGATATTGATACGGCTCAGGCAACCTCTTATGATGCCGTAAATACCTGGAAGAACAACAACAACTATACCGGTGTTAATCAGTATGCTTGCTGGCCCTGTGTCCGCAACGGAGACCATGTTTTCCATATGTCCACACACTTAATCGGCATGATTGGCGTGATGGATGCTGCTAACGGGGATGTGCCGTACCAGTCGCCCAGTAACCTCACCATGCAGATTACTGGCACTTGTCTCAAGGATGGCACGGAAGTTACTCTGTCGCTTGACCAGGCTAACCTGCTGAACAGCCAGGGCGTTTATACGGCGCTGAACTTCACGGGCGGTTGGAAAGGCTGGGGTAATCGCACGGCGGCTTATCCGAGCAATACCGATGTCAAGGACTGCTTTGGCTGCGTTCGCAGAATGTTTGACTGGCAGTATCAGACGTTTATCCTCACCTATTGGCAAAAGGTTGACCAGCCGCTTACGCGTCGTTTGGTCAAGACGATTGTTGACAGTGAGCAGATTCGCCTTAATGGACTGGTTGCACGCGGCTATTTGCTGGGTGCATCGGTACAGTTCCTCGAAGAGGAGAACCCGTTGACAGACCTCTTAAATGGCATCTTCCGTGTTCACACCTACATCACCCCGCCTGTACCGGCTGAGCAGATTGAAGATGTGCTGGAGTATGATGTCAACAACTTCCGGGCATTGTTTAACGATTGAGTGAGGTGAAAATAAATGGCTAATAAAATTCCTGAGTTTCTGAACGATATGAGAGCCTATCTGGAAGGTGCAGATAGCTTTATCGGCGTGACGAATATTGAACTGCCGGAACTGTCCAGCATGACCACCGAAGTTACTGGTATTGGCTTGGCAGGAAAACTGGATGCACCGGTGCGTGGTCACTTTGAAAGCATGGAAGTGACTTTTAACTGGCGTACAATCGAAGAGACGGGCTTGTCCATTATCGGCGGTGAAGCATTTGCCTTGGAACTCTATGGCGATACGCAGCACTTTGACGGTGGCGTTAATGAGTATGGCCATGAGCAGGTGCGTGTTGTCATCCGTGGCCGTGCTAAGAGTTACAAGCCGGGCACCATGGAGGCGGGTAAAACTGCTGATGCAAGCAATACGCTTGAGTGTCACTATATTAAGTTTGAGGTGGGCGGCAAGACTATCGTAGAAATTGATAAGTTTGGCTATAAAGCCGTTATCAATGGCGTTGATATCATGGAAGCTGTGCGCCGCAACATTGGCATGAGCTGATAGCTAATAATTGAAAATAGGTAAATGGGAGGGCGTGGGAAACCACGCCTGACTTTTAAAAGGAGGATTTAACATGGCAGAAAAAGCTGTAAAAGTCGTCGAGGCAGAGATTATTGATGATAATAATGTGGTCGAACTATCCAAACCGCTTGCAAGTGGCGTGGATAAGCTGATTTTTGATTTTGACAAAATCACGGGCTTCAAATTGGTGAAGGCAGCACGTGAGGCGAAGAAAGATGATCCCCAGATGATTGTACCGGCATTGTCACAGGCTTATCAGGCGCATGTGGCGGCTATCGCTGCGGGCGTAAAGTATGAGGAAATCCTCGCACTGAATGCCATGGACTTTACAGCAGCTACGGTCAAGGTACAGGCTTTTTTACTTGGTGCCCAAGACCAGACGGCTTAAGGAAGTCGGTCTTACATATGGCACGTTATAGCAAAACACCAGTGACGGACTACATGGCCATGCCTGTCAGCGAATTAGCGGAGTGGATGAGCATAATCGGTGCCGAAATCAAGAGAGAGAACAAAGAGACGGCGAGAAAACCACAGGGGAGGTGAGCTGAGTGAGCAGATTGTTGGAATTGGCTATTGCGATTAAAGGACGGGTTGACGGTAGCCTGGCAAGTTCAACGAGACGGGCCATGAGTGAGATGTCTGGATTGAAGAATCAAACCAGAAGTCTTACACAGGAAATGCACAACGCCTGGAGACGGATGGACGAAGAGGTTAGGCAATATGGGCGTGTCAATGAAGCCACACTGCAGCGTGCTCAGCAACTGCAGAGGCAGATAACCCAGCTGACAGAACGTCGCGCACAGCTTGCCAACCGTATGGCCGCCGTAGAATCGGCACAGCAAAATGTAAATACACAGCAAGGGCGCCTTGGCGCAGTTGCGGGCGCTGCAACGGTGGCCGCGGCTCCGTTGGTTGGTGCTGTAACAGTAGCGGCTAATTTTGAACAGGCCATGAGTAAAGTACAGGCCATAACCAATGCTTCTAATGAGGATATGAAAAGGCTGAATGCCACGGCGCAGGAGCTGGGTGCTAAAACGCAGTTTTCAGCATCGCAGGCTGCGGAAGCTATGTCATATTTAGGCATGGCAGGTTGGAAAACGGAGCAGATTATCTCCGGTATGCCCGGCCTTTTGGATTTGGCCGCTGCATCCGGCAGTGACCTTGCAACGGTGGCGGATATCGTATCGGATGACCTTACGGCATTCGGCATGAGTGCTGACCAGGCAGGGCATATGGCTGATGTTATGGCCGCAGCATCGACAAACGCAAATACGAATGTCGAAATGATGGGCCAGACGTTCAAATATGCCGGTGCTGTTGCTGGTGCGCTCGGCTATGACCTCGAAGATGTGGCGATAGCTACAGGGTTGATGGCCAACGCTGGCATTAAAGCAGACCAAGCGGGCACTTCTCTGCGGTCGATTATGACGAGGTTGGCGGCGCCAACTAAAGAATCCGGAACCGCCATGGACATGCTAGGCATATCCGTTACCAACGCAGACGGTACAATGAAACCGTTCATGCAAACCATGGAAGACTTGCGCGATGCGTTCAGTGGATTGTCTGAAGCTGAAAAAGCAGAATACGCTAAATCGTTGGCGGGGCAGGAGGCAATGTCTGGATTCCTGGCCATTGTTAATGCCTCTGACGAAGATTTTGCAAAGCTATCAAATGAGATTACAAACTGTGATGGAGCGGCAGCGAGAATGGCATCGATTATGAATAACAATGCCAAAGGCGCTATAACTCAGCTAATGTCAGCAGTGGAAGGCGCTGCTATTGCTTTGGGGCAGGTGTTCTTGCCCCCACTCACGGCAATTATCAAGAAAATATCTGAGGTAGTAAGCTCGTTTACTGCATGGGCAAAAGAGCATCAGGAATTGGTTGCCGGGCTGGGAGCTGTGGCGGCTGCTGTTGCAGGTGCTGCAGTTTCCTTCTATGCGTTCAAGACGGCGCAGGCATATATCGAGCTCTTCGGGGCGAAGTTCGCACTGTTCTGCGAAACAACAATAGGTTATGTGCCAACCTTGTCAGGCGCGTTCAGAACGTTAGGGCAGCACATATTCCAGGTATTCACCATGATCGGACGCGCACCGATGGCCATGGTAAATGGCATTAAAGCCATACCAGGACTGATATCCGGTGCGGGCAGCGCGATAATGGGCGTAGTTACGGGCATGATGTCTTCTATAGGAACTGCAATCACGGGAGCAATTACTTTTATACGCACGCTTTTCGCGGGCGGGCTGGTAAACGGCATCCGTGGTGCCTTTATCGTCATACGCACCATCATGGCGACCAACCCCATCGGATTGGCGCTGTTGGCACTGTCTGCCGTGGTTGGTATAGTAATCGCAAACTGGGAAAGTTTCAAAGAGACTGCTGGCGTGGTGTGGGGATATATCTCCAACATCATTTCTGGCACTGTCCAGCGTATAAGTGACACATTTGGGCGGGTAGTGGATACCATTACAAATGTCTGGAATAAGGTCACAGGGCAATCTTCATCTTCTTCGGAACTTATTGCCGCTGTATTCAACAACCTGGGCTTTGCTGTAGAGGTAATATTTGCCGGACTGGCAGCAACCATTGAGACATCAATCAATATCATAGCCAATATCATTGAGACATTAGCTAAAGTGATTGGCGGGCTTATAACCTTTGTCACAGGCGTGTTTAGCGGTGACTGGGAGAAAGCATGGAATGGCTTGTCTGACATAGTGGGCGGCGTGCTTGATGGAATAAGGGGCACAATAGAAGCCTTTGTGGGCGGTGCGTCCCAAATGCTGAGCAATCTACTGGGCTTTGGTGGAGTTAAACCGGAATCGCCGGAATCGCCGGAAACACCGGAGGCAGGAGATGGCAAAGCAGTGACTGTGGATGCACAGCCAGGAACCGGCTGGGAAGCAGTCAAGGTCGAGGCGTCAAATACTTACCAATGGCTGGTAAATGAAGCTGCCAACACGGCGCAATGGGCAAGCAATGGACTATCTGGCATGTGGAATGGTTTGACGGAAACGGCCAGCAATACTATGACGTGGCTGGGTAATATTATCCAGCAGGGTGTATCATCCTGCATTACCTTTATCCAGAACCTGCCGATGAACATTATCATGGGCTTTGGCATAATTATAGGCTATCTCAGCACTGTGCCGGGGAGGATTGCTGCAGCATGGGCATCTTTCACGGCTTGGGTAAATGCTTTGCCAGGGCAAATTCAAACGGCAGGAACACAGTTTGTATCAAATGCTGCGGAATGGCTAAGTCAGACTTATGCCACAGTTTCACAGTGGCTGTCGCAGACTGTAACAGCAACAATAACATTCCTGCAACAGCTGCCTACGCAGTTACAGCAAATGGCAACGCAATTTATTGCAGACGTAATAGCATGGATGTCCCAGACCTATAATACTGCAGTATCGTGGATGACTCAGCTCGTGGCCAGCGTATCTGCATTCTTACAGCAACTGCCCGCAGCATGCGCTGAAGCGGGGGCAGCGTTCGTTAATGCGGCTATTAGCTGGGCACAGTCGGCATATGACGGTGTAATGAACTGGATTAACCAGCTGCCTGGTGCCATCTCAAGCGTTATTAGCAATGCATGGGAGAATATAAAATCAACATTTAGTGCTGGCTTTAGCATCGGTGTCAATGCGGCGCCACATGCTAAAGGTGGTATTTTCAACCAACCACACTTAGGTTTAGTGGCAGAGGCGGGACCGGAAGCAATAATCCCGCTGGACGGTTCGAAGAATGGAATGCGACTATGGCAACAGGCCGGTGCCATGATGGGAGCAATCCCACAGGGCGTGCCCATTCAGCAGGCCGTTAATGTCACAGCCGGCGAAACGCCAAACATTTCAATTCCGCAAACACAGACAGCTTTGCCGGACATTCCGCAGCCGGTGGTCAATGTGGCATCCAGCCCTGCGATGACCATGCCGGATATACCGCAACCGATGGTCAATGTGGCGGCAAGCAAAATGCCGGAAATCACAATGCCACAAGTGGAAATACCGAGCATACCGCAGCCTGTTGTCAATGTGGCAGCCAGCGAGATGCCAAGCATCTCAATTCCGCAGGCACGGATGGTTCTGCCGGATATGCCGCAACCTGTGGTTAATGTGGCGGCAGGGAAAATGCCGGAAATCGCAATGCCACAAGCTGAAATGCCGGATATTCCGCAAACTGTAGTCAATGTGCCAGCCAGCGAGATGCCAAACATCTCAATTCCGCAGGCGCAGATGGTCTTGCCCGATATACAGCAAACAGTATTACCGGATATACCGCAACCTGTGGTTAATGTGGTGGCAGGGAAAATGCCGGAAATCGCAATACCACAAGCGGAAATACCGAGCATACCACAACCAATGGTTAATGTAACATCTAACCCTGCGATGGCTATGCCGGATATACCGCAACCGATGGTCAATGTGGCGGCAAGCAAAATGCCGGAAATCACAATGCCACAAGTGGAAATACCGAGCATACCGCAGCCTGTTGTCAATGTGGCAGCTAGTGAAATGCCAAACATTTCAATTCCGCAAGCACAGGCGGCCATGCCGGATATCCCGCAGCCGATGGTTAATGTGATGGCAAGTCAGCCGGAAATTGCGCAGGCAGTACCGGCAACAACGGTTGATGAACCGGTGCAACCGATAGAGGCCCCACATAGCTATGATAACAGCCATACGGACTTTACCTTTGCACCGCAGATAACCATTAACGGCAATGCGGATGAAGGAACAATCGGACAGCTTAAAGCTGCACTGGCAAAGGCGGAGCGTGAGATGGAAGCGAAATTTGACCGCTTGATGCGTGAACGTGAAGCCAGAATGAGGAGGTTGTCATACTCATGAAAACATATACAACCATACAGGGAGATATGTGGGATATGATAGCTTATAAAGTCTATGGGCAGGAGGGCGGCATGACACTGCTGCTGGAAGCCAACCAAACGTATAAAGACGTGGCTGTATTTCCGCAGGGGGTTGTCCTGAACTGCCCGGATTATGAGGCGGCGGCAATAAGCACGCTGCCACCATGGAGGCGGTAGGATATGGGGCTTTTCAATATCCTGGCCGATTGGTTTGCAGACCTCACCCCGGGCACTAAGTTGTCGAGGCGTGCATGGTTAGTGATAACCTACACGCCGAAAGGGGGCGGGGAAAGCAAAGATATATCTGAGGATATCAGCAAATACTTCCTGTCCCTGTCATATACTGACAATCTAAGCGGGCAGGCTGATGATATTACGCTGACGCTGGAAGACCGTGGCCAGTTATGGATGGGCGATTGGTTCCCGGAAGAGGGAGCAATCTTGTCTTTGGTAATTCATACCTATAACTGGACAAATCTTAACGCCGGGGAATTGACTTTTGACCTGGGAAAATTTGAGATTGATGAAATTGAAATCCAGGGCATGCCATCAACGGCGCAGATAAAAGCGGTGTCTGTCATATCGGCAGGTACGCTGAGAGGAGAAAAGAAAAACCGCACATGGGATAAAATCAGCATTTGGAAATGTGCTGATGATATCTGCAAAGAAAATGGTGTTGAGCTGTACTGGGACTGCGAGAAGAACCCAAATCTTGACCACGTCGAGCAGACCGATGAAAGCGACCTGGAATTTTTGCAGAAGATAACCAAAGATGCGGGCTTTTCGCTCAAGGTAACGCCGGAAAAGGTTATCATCTTCGATGATATGAAATATGAAAAGCAGGAGCCTGTTTTGGTGTTTCAACGCCCTGGTGACGCAGTCAAAACAGGCAGCTTGCCTGCGATATTTCAGTTTACCGGGTATCATTTCAAAGCCAAAACCAGAGATGTTTACTGGAAATGCAAGGTTAAATATCAAAAAGGCAAAGAAAAGAAACTCATTGAGGGCGAATTTGCCGCGCCAGACCGCAAAGAGGGGAAAATTCTCTATGTGGATGAACAGGTGGAGACCGTTGCAGAAGCTGAGGAATTGGCTAAGAAGAAACTGAGAGAAGCCAATAAAGACGAATTCACGGGCGGCTTTTCTACTATTGGCAACTTCCAACTGGTGGCAGGGATTGTGGTCAAGCTGGACGGGTATGGAAAGTTTGATGGCAATTACTTGATAACAAAGGCCAACCATGAGATTGGCGGCAGCTACACTAC